AGGTGATCACCCGTGTGTGGGATGCAGATGACTTCGCCATGCTCAATATGTGCCTGACGTTCTGGTTCGTTGGAAGAAGCATTGAGAAGTACCAGAAGTGACCACGGAAGCCATCCGTATCGCACGGGAGACGTTGTGCAAGCCCTTTGAGGGTTACGCCAAGCGCCTTCCGAACGGTGACTGCAAAGCCTATCCCGATCCGGGCACGGGCGGGCATCCTTGGACGATTGGGTGGGGCAGCACCGGCCCCGAGGTGACGCCGGATACGGTCTGGACACTGCAACAGGCCGAATCCTCCCTGGACAGCCACCTGCTGCACTTCTGCGTTGGCGTCATCAAACTATCGCCCATACTGCTTAAACAACCTGCGCGACGCCTTGCCGCAATCATCAGTTTCGCGTATAACTGCGGGCTAGGAAATTACCGCATCTCCACGTTGAAGAAGCGTGTAGACGCTCAGGACTGGGCGGGTGCGTGCGAGGAAATCGTCAAGTGGAACAAGGCCGCAGGGCGCGTACTGAGGGGGTTAACCCTTAGACGCGAAGCCGAAGCGGCACTGCTGAGATAACCATGCCGCTCAAGAAACTCACTCTCAAGCCCGGTGTAAACAAGGAGAACACCCGCTATACCAACGAGAACGGTTGGTATGAGTGCGACAAGGTGCGCTTCCGCCAAGGCACCCCCGAGAAGATTGGCGGATGGGCTCGCATCTCGGCCAGTACGTTCCTTGGTGTCTGCCGTTCCCTGTGGAACTGGGTCACGCTTGCGAACCTGAACCTGATTGCGCTGGGCACCAATCTCAAGTTTTACATCGCCCGTGGTGGCGTTTACTACGACATCACGCCGATCCGTGCGACGGTCACGATCAACAACAACCCCTTTGCGCTGACCGCCTCGACCACGGTCACGGTCACGGACACAGCACATGGCTGCGTCACGGGGGACTTTGTGACCTTCAGCGGTGCGGTTGATATTGGTGGCGTGGGCACCAACGTGACTGCTGCGGTCCTGAATCAAGAGTTTCAGGTCACGGTGACGAGTGTTGACACCTACACCATCACCATCTCGGTCACACCCAACGCCACAGCCATCGCCGGTTCTCCGGGGGGCGGTGCGGCAGTTGTTGCCGCGTATCAGTTAAACACCGGGTCGGCTACGGCCATTCCTCTCACGGGATGGGGTGCCGGTGCGTGGAGCGCAGGGACATGGGGTGTTGGCGGAACCTCCAACACATCCATCCAGTTGTGGAGCCAGAAGAACTGGGGCGAGGACTTGGTGTTTGGGCCTCGCGGCGGTGGGATGTACTACTGGGATGCCACGACAGGTGTAAACACCCGTGGAGTTGATCTCTCCACTGTGTCCGGGGCCAACGGTGTGCCCACCAAGCAGAACTTGGTCTTTGTGTCCGACATCAACCGTTTTGTCTTTGCCTTTGGGTGCAACGAGATTGGATCGTCTGTGCTCGACCCCATGCTGATCCGGTGGTCAGATCAAGAGAGCGCGACGGACTGGACCCCGGCAGCAACGAACCAAGCAGGCAGTCTCCGTCTTTCTGATGGCAGCGAAATCATTGCAGCCATCCAAGCCCGTCAGGAAATCGTAGTCTTCACGGACTCTGCTGTTTACTCCTTGCAGTATCTCGGCGCACCAGAGGTTTGGGGCGCTCAGACGCTTGGCAGCAACATTTCCATCCTCAGTCCGAATGCCCTGGCCATTGGTTCCGGCGTGATCTACTGGATGGGGGTGGACAAGTTCTACGCCTACGACGGTCGTATTCAGACCTTGCCAAGCGACCTGCGTCGTCATGTGTTTGGAGACTTCAATCAGTCTCAGGCGGCTCAGGTCTTTGCCGGAACGAACGAAGGTTTCAATGAAGTCTGGTGGTTCTACTGCTCGGCCAACTCAATGACCATCGACAGGTACGTTGTCTTCAACTACCTTGAGAAGATTTGGTACTACGGCACGATGGCCCGGACGGCATGGCTTGACTCGGGCTTGCTTGACTATCCCATCGCTGCGACGTACCTGGGCAACATCGTGGAGCACGAGAACGGCGTCGATGACAATGCCACCGGGACTCCAACGGCCATCAATGCCTACATTGAATCTGCTGAATTTGACATCGAGGACGGGCAGAACTTTGGCTTCATCTGGCGCATGCTGCCGGACGTGACGTTTACAGGCTCGACGGCCAACAATCCGCAACTAACTATGTCGCTCATCCCCATGAAGGGGGCAGGCTCCGGGTTTAACAATCCTCAGTCTCTGGGCGGATCAAGCAGTGCGGCGGTCACGCGCACGGCTACGGTGCCAATTGAGCAGTTCACCAACATCGTTTACATCCGGGTTCGTGGGCGGCAGTTGATTATGAAAGCCGAGTCCAATGATCTCGGTGTGACGTGGCAGTTGGGCTCGCCCCGTATCGACGTTCGTATGGATGGCCGCAGATGAGTTTCATCATTGAAGATGCAACCGTCCCGCCGCCACCAAATCTACCACTGGCTCCGGGGGGCTACGACTCTCGGTATCAGGAGCAGTTCAACAACATCCTGCGCCTGTACTTCAACCGCCTAACGGCCTTGCTTGGACAGATCGTGACGACACCATCCCCCATCCCAATTTCCATTGGAGGCACCAATACGGATGCCTTTGGGCGGCTGCGGGTCAGTCAGCCCTACACGCTCTTCGACTCTCAGCAACGCTACGCTGCGGACAATCAGTTCGACACGAGCACGGTCAACGGCGCATCCACCACGTTCCTGACCAATGAGTCCTCAGTGCAGATGTCGGTGGCGGCGACCACCAACTCGGAAGCCGTACGGCAGACGTTCCGCTCCATGTCCTACCAACCGGGCAAGGGGCTGTTGGTGCTTGCCACCTTTGCCATGAACACGCCCACGGCCAACATCCGGCAGCGCGTGGGGTACTTCAACACCCAGAACGGAGTGTTCTTTCAGGCCAACGGCACCACGCTGTCGATGGTCATGCGCTCTGATTCGCTGCCCACACCGGGAACGCCGAGCGATGTCCGCACCGTCAACCAAGCCGACTGGAACGGGGACAAGTTGGACGGCACCGGGGCATCCGGCCTCACGCTCGATCCAAGCAAGACGCAGATTTTCTGGTGCGACTTTGAGTGGTTGGGCGTTGGGTCGGTGCGTACCGGATTCGTGATCAATGGCCAGTACATCGTCTGCCACACGTTCAACAACGCCAACGACATTGGCTCGGTCTACATGACCACGGCCATCCTGCCGGTGCGGTACGAGATTAAGAACCTATCGAACGCCACCACCGCGAGCATGAAGCAGATTTGCTCGACGGTCATCTCTGAGGGCGGCTACGAGCAGTATTCCCCGAGCCATTTGGCGCGGCGCACGACCAAACTCAGCAACATCCAACTAACGTTCAAGCCGGTTGTGTCGATCCGTTTGGCATCCACGGCGCTTGGTGCGGTGGTGCTTCCGGGTCGGATGCAACTGTTGCCTATTGCAAGTCAGAACTACGAAGTGGGTCTGTTCTTTAACGCGACACTAACGGGCGCTTCTTGGTCTGCCGTTCCATCGGACGCCAACGTGGAGATGGACACCTCTGCCACCGCCATAACGGGCGGCACCTTGGTGCAGACAGACTATGTGTCCTCAAGCGGCTCTGGCGGTACGCAGCCTCTGGTTGACCCCGCCGGTTACAACTGGGCCTTGCAGTTGGGCGTATCCCTGGCCGGGGCCAGTGATGTCTTGACGCTTGCCATCCGCACGGTGGATTCTGCAACTCCGCAAGGCGACTGCTACGGCACTATCGCTTTCTGGGACTTGACCCAATAAGATCATGGCACGACTGTTTACCGAACAAGAGTTTGATGACTCTGCCAATGAAGACTATCTGCGGAACATCGTGGGCGGGCAGACGGCGCAGCCCAACAATGCAGAAACTCTGACGGGTCTGTACCAAAGCGTATTCAATCGTGCGCCGGATGAGGGCGGATACAACTTCTGGCTGAATGCCATGAACACTCAGGGGTACACGCCTGAGATGGTTCGGTCAGAATTCTTGAAGTCGCCAGAGTATCTGGCTCGGACTGCTGCACCAACTCCTGCACCCGCGCCTGCTGCGTTTAACTTCAAGGACTATATTTATCAGGGCGGGGCAAACGACACTGTCGCCACCCAGAGGGGACTTGACTACATTCGCGAGCAAGGACTTACTCCGCAGCAAGGTGTTGACCTGTTTAACACCAGTCTTGGCACCAACTTCACGCTGGATGATTACTACCGGGCGACCGGGACACAGCCG